CACTCGCGATTCCAATCAGCGGCCTTGATGTACACCTGACCGGCCTGCACCTGCGCGGCATACGGCTCGGCGCGCGCTTCCTTCGAGCCGGTCACCTTGTCGAGGAAGACCGAGTAGCCCTTGAAGCGGCGGGCTGAGGCTTCGGCGCTTTCCTTCCCGCCGCTCCCCGGCTCCTGCTCGATCCAGAGCTGGTAGCTGCGACACAGCTGCTTGTCGATCTCGGCGGCCTGCATGATGCGGCGCTCGCGTTCGAGCGATGCCCACTGGCCACGCACCACGTCCTCGATGATGGTGGTGCCGTCCTTCATGTCGTGCGCCAGGACCGCTGCGGTGTATGCGCCGCCGTCCTCGGTGCCTGCCTTGTCAACGTAGCGCACGCTGCGGCGGACTTCCTTGCGGTTGATGCTGGTGACCACACCGATGCGCTCGATGGGAAACATGTCGCCACCGGCAGCGATGGGATGCTGCTGGTAGATGCTCTCCCACCCGGACACGGTCAGCGTCTTGCGGCGCGCGTTGAGGAATTCGAGCGACTTCAACTCTGGAAACAGCGGCTCGCCCTTCTTGCGGTGCCGCTCGTCATGCTCGGCGATGGCCGGATAGCGCAGCACGCGCGTGTTGGGGAAGTGTTCGAGCCAGCGCCCGGTAGGATCGTCCAGGTGCCAACGCGTCATGATCATCACGAGGCCCGCGTGGTCGCTGAAGCGCCCGAAGAAGTCATCGGTGAGCCACGACCACGTCTTGTCCCGTACGGTTTTGCTCTGCGCCTCGGCGCGGCCCTTGATCGGATCGTCGATCACCCCGAGGTCGAGGCCCTGGCCGTTGATCTGGCCCATGACGGTGGTGTTGCGGAAGCTGCCTTCACAGCCGACGTACTCCAGGAGCGAGCTGTTGCGTATCCAGCGGCCATGATCGGTCGAGACGTTCGTCTCGTTGATCTTGGTGCCTTCGAACACCCGGCGGTAGCGCGGGTTCTCGAACAGCCGCTGCAGCGTGAGGTTGACGCGCACGCCCAGCTCTTCCGAGAAGCTACCGAAGATCGTCTTCAGGTTCGGGTTCAGCCCGGCCACCCACGCGACGAAGTCGATCATCTGCTCGGTCTTGCCGTGCTGCGGTGGGGCCTGCAGCACCAGGGCGGGTCGCTTGCCTGCGTTGAGGTCGAGCCAGAAGCGCTGCAGCTGCCGGGCCACGTCACGCTGCCACCATGCATCGATCAAATTCGGACGAATTATCCGGCGAAACGCCATGAAGCTTTCGCGCGCGTACGCCTCGGCTAGCGCGTCGAGCGCGACGACCTCGGTCCCCTTCTTGAGGGTGGTCTTCTCAGGCGCGAGCTGCACCATCGGGTGGGTCCGGCAATGGTGTGGCGTCGGCCTCTTCAAAGGCCTTGTCGATCACGTCCTCGGGGATGGCGCAGTCCCGGACCAGGATGGTGGTGGCCTGCTCCCTGGTGATCCTGCCCAGCTTGTAGCGCAGGATGGTGCGGTCAGCCTCGGCCAGCTGACTGGCGAGTGGGTGCCGCTCACTCTTTGGCTGGCTCATCATTGGGTGCTGGCTCATCGTCGATCTCTACCATATCGGCCTCTTCAATGGAGCCGTTCAGCACATTGGCGACCAGCTCCATGGTGATGCCCCGGCTCTCCAGCTCGCGGCGCACCTCGGTCACGGTCTTGTAGGTCACCTCCACCACATCGTCGTGCTGGCTCTCGACCTGCAGCGGGATGACGGCGCGCACCAGGGTGGCGAAGGTGCGGATGTCTTCCCTGGCCAGCCTGCGCATGAAGCCAACCATTTTGCCTTTGCCTTCACCGTCGGAGCCTTCCAGCTCGACCGCCATGATGATCGCTTCCTTCAGCATGCGGGGCATCTTGTTGCCCCGTCCCTTGCTGCGGCCTCCGGTTTTCTGTTTGCCCTTACCAAAGCCGGGTGGCCGTGGCAGTGCGGGGAATTGTGTGACGTTGTCGGCCATTTGTCTAATTCGCTCTATTATAGAATGGGGACTCGCAGCTCAAACTACCGGATGGCCACGAGGTGCGCGTGCAAAACGCGACCACGCTCAGCTGCGCACATGCTCAGCTCTACTGGAGCAAGCCTGACGCTAATTCGACGCGGCCCAGCGATCCGATCAGAACGATCTCGCGTTGGTGCTGTGTCATGCCTTGGTAGAGTCCTTTCGCGCCGCGAAATAGACCGCTGGCCACGTGTACCTCTTGACCGATCTTGAAGCGGTGCTTCGGCAGCACGATGAATCCATTGCGCTCTTGTGTGCGCATTGTTGGCACGAAGTGGTCTGGCAAGCGCGCTGGCAGCTCACCGTTGAGCAGGACGCGCGAGACGCCGATGGTGTTGAACAGTTGGTGCCACTGATGCGTGACCCAGACAAAGATGTAGCGCGGGAATAACCATCGCGACAGCTTCACGCGGTGTCCGCGTATGCGGCGCACGAACTGCTCGCGTGGTGCGTAGGTTTCGAAGCCCTGGAATTGCATGTGCCAGAGCGCGCGACGCTCGGCAGCTGGGTGCGACTGAACGACGGCCCAAAACAAGCGGCTCTCCCCTGGCGCACTGAGTCGGCTTGCGAACCTTGGGGGTGATTTTCGCGCGCCGTCAATTGCTCAGTTTGCGTAGGCCAATCAGCTGGCACGAACGTGCAGATACCAGCTGCGAACCGCGCTATTCGCCTGGGTGCATGGCCTAAGTGATTGATATTACAGGCGAACTTAATTTACAAACACCTATTGCGACCCAGGCGTTTCGAGCGCATATTATGGGCTGTTTCGTTGTTTCTCTTTCGACCCTTCCGCTAGCGAGTTTGAGGCGGTCATCGCCTCCGGGAGCCACCTAAAAGCCCCAGCCACCGGCCCCGTCACCTGATCGACGCGGAGCCAGCCAAGCCAGGGGATCGGTGGGGGGCCAATAGAATGGCCGAGTCGAACGGACCTTCCCCGCCAGCGGACACGTTGCCCGCCGAACGGAAAGGAAGCTGCAGCCACATCCTGGCAAACGCGCAAAGTACAAGTCACGCGCCAGGGAAAGCTGCAGTCACCCAACACGACGCAAGTCGATCTCGAACATCTGAGCCAGTGGCGATGACGATGTTGAGGAGGTCAGGACGGCGGCGCGGCAACTGGGTCTATCAATTCGAGAAAGCGCTGCGCGTAACCAGGACAACGCAGTTTGCACAGTCAGCCTGCATCGCGCGGCGCTCTTCTCTCTCTCTTGCTGTTACGTCACGGCGCGGCATCTCGGATAGATGCAGCCGCTCTAGCGTTTCTTCGGCGCATGTCACGGTGCAAATCCTCACACGACGGGGCTGATCAGTCCGGTCGCGTCGTGACGCAACAGCAAGACGAACACTGCGATGCGGTGCGAGCGAGCTTCTCTCCGTCAAGATCGATGACACACAGAGCAACGTGATCTTCGACGCGACATGGTCGCCTCACCGCATCGCAGTGTTCATTCCGAACACACAACCGGAGTTACCAACCCATGAAAATCAAAATCAACTGGCTCAACGAGAACCCCGGCGCGACGCCGGACGAGCGCGGCTACTGGATGTCAACGGAGCGGCGCTTCAGCATCAGTCCGCGCTACCGCCACACGGTCTATCCCGACAGCTACATGCTGGATGACCGCAACAGCATCGACAACAAGCAGACCTACAACACGGTCCGCGAAGCGAAGCAGGCGGCGCTCGACATCGTCACCCGCGAGCTGGCGAACGAGCTTGGCCACATCAACGAACCCTAACCAACAAGGAGCTACCATGACGACCAACGACAAATTCCAGGCAGAGCAAGACCCGAGCCGCAAGAACGGCTGGCGCATCGTGCGCGTCGAAGACGGCGAGCGCGTGCCGCTAAGTCAGCGGTTCAACAAAGAGCAGACGGCCCGCCAGCGCGCGTACGATCTGACGGTTGGCTACGAACACCGCCGCCATCGCTCGATCTATCTCGGCGACTGAGATGTTTCGCAAGCGCGCCGCTTCGTGCGGCGCGTCTCGAAGCACCAACGCTTCATCACCAAGGGAGCTAACAATGTCTTTCTTCCTGAGCATCAAGGACGACAACGTCGTCATCACCCGCAACCACGGCGACGCGCTCGTCGTCGTCAGTAGCGTCGCAATGTTTCACCAGTACGTCGCGGGCATCGCGGCGGCGACCGGCGAGAAGATCGAGGACGTGCCGGTCTATGCATCGTCTTCGATGGATTTCCCCGAGGAGTTCACCGACAACCCCGACACCATCAAGCTGGCACGCGCGCTGCGTGCCTGATCATCACTATCCAGTCCGGCGTAAGAGCCGCCCCCAAGAGACGCGCGAACTTGAAGCGAATATCGGGCGATGCCCGACGCGGGGAATAAGGGCGAACGTAGCGTGGCAGCCTCTGCAGGCGAACGACCACTGTTACGGACTGGAGCAGACATCATCAACCCGACCATCACGAAGGAGCATTTACGATGGCACCCCTCACTAGCTTCAAAGAACACAGCTGCACCATTGCCGAGGCCGCGATCCTGCTTCGGCTACTCACCGACGCCAACGACCCCGTCATGCTGTGGGGTCCTCCTGGCGTCGGCAAGTCGGACATCGTGCATCAGCTCGGTGTCGAGACTGACCGCAAGGTGATCGAGTTTCGTACCAACATCCGCGAACCAGTTGACGTGCGCGGGGTGCCGGTCCCCGATCCGAACACCGGCACCACGCGCTGGTACGTCCCGGACGAGCTGCCGAACGTCAAGCGCGACGGCGAGCGTGGCATCCTCTTCATCGACGAGATCAACTCTGGCTCTTTGCAGATGATGGCCGTGATGTTCGGCCTCGTGCTGGACCGCAAGGTCGGTGAGTACGTCCTCCCCGATGGCTGGGTGATCGTCGCTGCGGGCAACCGCGTCGGTGATCGCGCGGCAGCGCAGCGGATGCCAACCGCGCTGCGTAACAGGTTCGCTCACGTTCACGTCCATTCCGCCATCGACCCGTGGTGCGACTGGGCGACCAAGACCGGCATCGCGCCCGAGCTGGTTGCGTTTCACCGCTTCCGTCGCGGTGAGAACAACGGCGAAGGCCTGTTGCACGTCATGCCGAAAGGCGACGAGAACGCGTTTGCGACCCCACGGTCCTGGACGCGCTGCAGCAAGTACGTGAACGCGCCGAAGGCACATCGCCTGCGGCTGTTCGCGGCGCACGTCGGCGACACCTACGCTGCGGAGCTGGACGGCTTCATCGACCTCTATCACAGCATCGGCTCGCTGGAAGAGATCGTGAAGCACCCGACCACGGCGAAGCTGCCGAGCGAGTCCTCGATACGTTACGCGGTCTGCACCGGGCTTGCCCGGCTCGCGAACAAGAAGACGTTCGCCAACATCGTCACCTACGCGGAGCGCTTGCCCCGCGAGTCACAGATACTCGTCGTCCACGATGCGACGCATCGCGACGAGACGCTGAAGAACACCTCAGTCTACGGCGACTGGGCGGTGAAGAACCAAGACCTCATCCTTCAGTGATCACTACGGGCGGCGCGATCCCGCGTCGCCCGATCATCCTTCAAAGGAGCCTCTACCATGAACGCAGATATCAAGACCCCGCTCTCCCGCAAGGCCGTGCTTGTCTCGGTCAACATCAGCCAATGGACAGCTCGCAAGCTGGACAAGAAGGTGACCGAGGACACGAACGACCGGCACCACGCGCAGAAGGATGCAGGCCGGTACAACAAATTGTTGATCGACCCGGAGCATCTCGCCGAGCTGACCTCCCTGGTCAGTAAGGCGCGCAAGACGCACTACGCACTGACGCAGCCGTGGGTCGATGAAGGCCCCCGCATCCTGGCGAACGTGATGTACAGCAAGTTCGCCGACGAATTCCGCACGCTCAAGCGTGAGTTTGCGGATGCCGCCGACCGCTTCTGTGCGGCCTACCCGGTGTACATCGAGCAGCGCAAGCGCGCGCTGAACGGCATGTTCAACGAGTCGGACTACCCCAGCCCCGACGAGATCAGGTCCAAGTTCGACCTGGACTACGAGGTGACGCCGTTCCTCGAAGCTGCCGACTGGCGGTCAGACCTCGACGACGACATCGTCGCCGAGATTCGCGCCGACCTCGAAGCCAAGTCGGTCAACGTGGTCGATAACGCGATGAAGCACACCATCGCGCAGATCGTCGAGCGCGTCGGCAAGATGGCGACCAAGCTGGCCGAGTTCAAACCCTCGGGCGGCAAGGGCGACCCGGCTGAGAACACCTTCAAGGACACGCTCGTGGAGAACGTCCGCGAGCTGGCCGAGGTGCTGCCAGCCTTCAACCTGACCAACGACCCGAAGCTGACCGAGATCACAGAGCGCATCAAACGCGAGCTGTGCGTCGAGGACGCCAAGGCGTTGCGTAAGAACGATGGCGCACGCGCCGTCGTCGCTAAGTCTGCCGAGGAAATCGTCAACGCGGTTTCCGAATTGTTCGGCTGATCATCACTGCAGGGCGGCGCTCAGGCGCGCCGCCTCACAGTGCTGAGGCACTATCATCCACACAGAGGAGCAAACGATGTTTACCAATGACGACCTCAATACACTCAACACGATGGCTCGCGTCGAACGCGCTCGCGTTCGGCTGCAGCTTGAGAAGCGTTTCTACGCGGCGCTGATCGGTCGCGTCGAAGCAGTGATCGACGACAAGGTCGAGACTGCGGCGACCAACGGCAAGAACCACTTTTGGAATCCGACATTCGTCGCGGAGCTGAGCGACGACGAACTGTTCGGCGTGCAGATGCACGAGAACGAACACGACGCGCGCCATCACAGCACGCGTCGCTGCGGTCGCGATCCGCTGGAGTGGAATATCTGTTGCGACTACGCGATCAACATTGACCTCGTAGACGACGGCGTGAAGCTGCCCAAGGGCGCGTTGATCGATCCGAAATATCGCGGCATGAGCGCGGAAGACATCTTCCGCAGCCGCGAGCTGGATCGGGAGCGGGCCAAAAAGCAGCCGCAGCCCGAACCCGAGGAGCAGGACGAGGACGGCGACGCCCCCGACCAAGCCGACACCAACCCCGGCCAGGGCAACCAGGACGACGACCAGGACGACGACCAGGACGATGCATCGCAGGACACGAACGTGTCAGGCGATGATGGCGACCAGGGCGACGACCAGGACGGCGACCAAGGCGACGACCAGGGCAAACCGGAACCCGGCCAGGGCAAGCCAGCCCAGGGGACGGGCGCTGGTGAGCCGGACGACCAGGGCGAGGGCGAAGGTAGCCCGACCCCAGGGAATCAAGCCGGTGAGGCTGGCTCCGAGGCTGGCGAGCCTGCCAAGGGCAAACCGACCTCCGGCCAGGGCGATCCGGGCCGGTGCGGCGAGGTGCTGGACGCGCCCGAAGGCACCGATCTGGTCGAGGAAGACATCGAGGTCGAGAAGGCCGTCCGGCAGGCGGTCAGCATGGCCAAGAAGCACGGCCAGCTGCCCGGCTACATCACCCGCGAGATCGACCGCGCCAACAACCCGACCAGGGACTGGCGCGACGAGCTGCGGGAGTTCTGCGAGCAAGGCGCGCTCAGCATCGAGACTTGGAATCGCCCGAACCGGCGGTTCGTCGGTCGCGGTCTGATCCTGCCCGGCACGCAGCGGGACGGCGTGAACAAAGCGATCTTCGCCATTGATACCTCTGGTTCGATGGATGCGGTCGCCTTGGCTTGCGTACGTAACGAGGCGCAGGCGCTGCTTGATGACGGCGTCATCGATCAGGTTGCCGTGCTGTACTGCGACACACGAGTTACTCGTGAAGACCTGTACAGCACCGGGGACGAGATCGAGTTCGACCCGAAGGGCGGCGGCGGCACAAGGCTGCAGCCGATGTTCGATCACATCAGCGAACAGCACCAGGACGCTTCGCTGATCGTGTGCTTCACCGACGGCTACACCGACATCAACAACGACAGCCCGGAGCCTGCTTGCCCCGTGCTGTGGGCGTTCACCGGCTACCCCGATGAGGTTCGTCGCATGATCGCGAACGCACCTTGGGGCGCGAAGGCGGTGGACGTAGGAGCGCATTGATAACTAACCCGGCGGCAATGGTGCCGCCGGGGATTCTCAAAGGAGCAAACATGGCTAGTGTCTACGAGCTACAACAGAAGGCGCTGACACATCGCGCCTACGACGACAGCCTGCGCTCGGCTGCCGACCGCGCGTTCCGCGACAAGGGTGCGTGCTTCACCGTTTACTTCGACGGCGAAGCGATCTTCGTCCGCGCGTCAGAGGCTGCGCGCCCCGCCAACTCGGTGGTGGTGTGCATCGCCCAGTACTGGGCCGACCGTACGGTCCAGCTCCGCTTCGATGGAGCGCGGTCCGAGTGGATCGCGTTCTAACAAACAACACTGGGCGATCCGCCCAGCCCAACATTCCAAACCACAAAGGAGCAAGCCACATGACCAACGTCCAGGTTCACCCTGCACTCGGCGCTGCTATCGCCAGCGCTGTCAACACCCGCTGCCTCGCCAGCGAGATGATCCACAATGCGCTGTACGCCAAGCCGTACAAGCACGAGGACTTCCTGTTCTGGCGCGGCGAACACATCACTGCAACGCAGCGGCTCGCCGTGATGGGCATCCCGTTGCCGACCTACGAGGTGAAGCCATGACCAACCACTGCGGCAGCTGCACCGCGTGCTGCCTCGTGTTTAACGTCCCCGCGTTGGACAAAGATGCTGGCAAGTGGTGCCAACATTGCAGTGTTGGTGTTGGCTGCAAGATTTACGAACAGCGACCAACGATGTGCCAGGACTTTTCCTGCCTGTATTTGTTGAGCCAGGAAGAGGGTCGGCCACACCTACCGCCGGAGCTTCGGCCTGACCGCTGCCGCATCGTGTTCTCACCAAGCACCAACGAGCGGGTCATGGCAGGCACCATCCTGCCGAACACACCGAACGCGCTCGACCGTAAGGGCGTGCGCCAACTGATCGAGTCGTTGGTCGGCGGCGGCATGTCCGTTGTTCTAGGCACGCCGAAGTCAACCAACCGCGTCTTGATCAACCGCGAAGGCGCTCACCCGATCCGGATGACCGAGCCAGACGAGAGCGGCATGCAGTACAACATCGAAGAGGAGGAACGATGAGTCTCGGTAACACCAAGCACGGCTACTCTCCCAGAAAGAAGAGAACGCCAACTTACCGCACGTGGCTGTCCATGATGACGCGATGCATGAACGCCAACTCCAACGACTACAAGAGATGGTACGGCGGTCGCGGCATCACCGTCTGCAAGCGGTGGAAGAAGTTCGAGAACTTCCTCGCTGACATGGGCGAGCGTCCTGAAGGAAAGACGCTCGACCGCAAGAACCCAAACGGTAACTACACTTCCAAGCAACTGTCGCTGGGCGACGCACAGCGAACAGCGAACTAACAGACGCGTTCCCGACACCCCGTGAGGGGTAACTCGGTCGGGTAGCGTGCGGCTCGGCTTTCAGAAAGGTGACCTGCGGCCTTCACGGGGTCATGGGTAACTACCGTTCAAGGTCACCGACGCACGCATCAATTCAAAGGAGCAAACATGATCATCGACGCCGACAAGGACTACGTCATCGAAGGCCGCATCCTCGCGCGGCTGTTCAAGATCGCCGAGCGTTTCAACGACGGCACCAAGATCGACGCGAACGAGCGACGCGATCTCGCTCAAGAACTGCGGGCCAAGCTGGAAACAGCAACGCCCGTTTAACCCCCAACTGCTCAAAGGAGCAAACAACATGCAAGCATCTAAGATCAAGATCGGCGGCCTCTATGCCATCCGGCTGGAGGACGAACTCGTCCGCTTCGAGGTTTCCGAAGTGGTCACCCGGCGCGTCAGCGCACATGGCAACCCGCACGACTTCAAGTCCCACGTGCTGGGCCGCGTCCGCGAGGGCAACAACTCGGTGGTGAACATCGGCTTCGGTAGCGGCGGCAAGGAGATCACGGTCGGCCCCGATGCCCTGCTCGGCTTCTACGACGAACACGTCGAGCTTGTCGCTCGCGCCAACGTAGAGAAGGCAGCAAAGGAAAAGGCCGAGCAAGACCAGACGGCGAAGCTGCAGGAGCTTTGGCGGTTGCTCTACGCCAAGACCGGCATGGTGATGCCGAACGACGATGCCGATTACAAGCAACCGTTCCGGCAAGCGTATGGCCGCGCAGTGGAGATTCGCGACAACGGCATCGAGCCGCTGCTCGACTATCTCCGCAACAGTGAGCGGAGGTAACGATGGCTAACAAACCGCAGCCGATGCTGTGGCTCAGCGATGCGCGGGGGCAATACATCCCCCGCGACTTCGCCAGCTCGTTTGCTGACCGCGCCAAGTACGTGACCGGCGTGAGCGATGAAGACTGGACGATCCTCGAAGCAGGCCCCGATCACGAACACTACTGGGACGCATGGCAAGAGGTCGAGCAGAAGGCACGCATCACCGATAGCGACGGCAACGCCTTCACGATCTACCAGGACAGCGACTGCTGGCTCATCCCAGTCGGGATGGACTGGAGCGACAAGGACGACTGGTTCGTCTGGCCAGAGGAGGAAGCTGATGACTGATCTGCACGCTAAATATCTCAAGCTCGCACGCGAGCATACCCAAAGGAGCAACATCGTGACACGGGAGCAAGCGCTTCCCTACGTGACGGCCTGCGTTGACGACGCGCTGGCCGTTCGATCTATCGACGAGATGCCCGACAACGCGCGGCTCGTCGGCTGGCAATGCGGCTTCGAACCGTTGTTCGTGGCCGTGTGGTCCTACCTCCCCGGCATTGAGCTTGAAGACTCCGAGGCCGAGGAGATCGCCCGCGACTATCTGCTTGAGCGTGGCTGGTTCAGCACCGCTCAGACGGAAGCCGATTTTATTATCTGACAAAAGGAGCAGACGAATGACTGTCCCCGTACTACCCGAGCGTCGGCAACTGCCGAAGCTCATCGACAACGATGAAGGCTGCATCACTGTCGAGCTGAATGGCGAAGAGATTCGCGGCTGGACTTACGACACCGATCACCAGCGACGCCAGAAAATGTTGTATGCTCGGGAGTTCATGAACGGCTGGCTTACCGCCAGGAATTTCATCTACACCGGCAGCACCGAGGAAGACTGATGCGTAGCGAGGACGCCATCGCGATATTCGTGGTGCTGACGTTCTCGTTCGCGTTGGTCGCGTGGGCCATGCTTGTCATGGGCCGCTTCTAAGTACCCCGCGCCGGGGCGAAACCGGCGCGGGGTAGAGCCAGACCCTTACAAACAAAAGGAGCCTACCATGCCGAAGAAGCTAAAGACTATCGAAGAGATCGATGCGGCCATCGCCCGATGGCAGACCAGGGCAAAGCGCGCCCTGACTACGCTTGAGAAGCTGCGCGTGCAGCGCAAGCGGCTGGCGAGGAAGGCACACCTCGCTGACCTCGTCGCGCACAAGCCGGTCGTCACCTACTCGAAGACGCCGCCACCCATGACGCCAGCCCTCGCGCAGGCTGTCACGGAGCTAACGCGCCCGGTGCATCCGGCCAACATCGAGTCGGCAATGCTGCACGGCAAGACCCAGTCCATGGGCATCGTCACCGACGTGCCGAACGACGATGACCAGGGCATCCCTGCCTTCCTGCAACGCAACCGCGCCGAGTTCAAAGCGGACATCGACGCGGCCAAGGCGAAGGACGCCGCGCGAGCGGCGGAGATCAAAGCGGAGCAGGCCGAGCGCAAGAAAGAAAAGGCGCGCGGTCGCATCGCCAAGATGAAAGCCAAGCAGGCTGGCGACCTGAAGAAGATGCCGCTAACAGGACGCGCCGCACTCGACGCGATCAAGAACGGCTGACACTACCCCGGCAGCATCCCGCTGCCGGGGCTTTCCTCCCAAAGGAGCAATGACAATGAGCGACATACGAAAGTTCTTTGAGAACTGCCAGAAAGCGTTCGGCAAGAACGCCTACAACGACTTCATGCTGACGCACGGTCACGCGTACAACTTCGGTCCGCACACGTTCAAGGGGCCACGGCAGGAAGCAAACAACTGCTACGGCAACGCACTGCACACTGCCATGGACAAGGGCCTGACCTACGTCGAAGGCAAGGTGCTAGTCCACGGCGTGCCGATAGATCACGCGTGGTGCGTCGATGCCGACGGCTTCGTCGTCGATCCCACCATCGTGTACAAAGGACAGGTCACCGAATACTTCGGCGTCCCGTTCCTCACCAAGTACGCAGCCCGAGCGGTCGCCCGCAACGGTATCTATGGTCTGCTCGACATCGTGTTCGCCGATCAGACTGCGCCCAAGCTGTACGAGCTGGGCCTGGAGGCCGGACAAAAGTGGCTGCTCGATCAGCCGTTCAAGGTTAAGAGAGCCAAGCAGAGGAGGACAGCATGAGCTGGGACATTGACGACCGGCAGCGCAGACAGCGGCATCTCGCCAAGATGCTGTCGGTCATGGTTGCGCTGACGGTGTTCGGCACTGCGGTGATCGCCTTGCTGCTGATGGTAACAGCAGCGGGGCATGCGCAGGGCTGGCCGGGAAGCGTCGAGCGAACCTACCGCAACGAGATGGGCCAGGAGGTCGGGCGATCCACCACCGACAGCAAAGGCAACACCACGTACCGCGACAACATGAGCCGCGAGACGGGGCGCTCGACCACTGACGCCAACGGCACGACCACGTTCCGCGACAACATGGGCCGCACCACCGGCACGGTGCGCAAATGACCGGCACTGAACTGGAGCAGGCCATCGACAAGGTGGGCTTCGCGTCGTACGCCGAGGCCTCGCGCTTCTTCGAGGTCAACGACAGCACGGTCAGGCGCTGGATCACCAAGCAGCACGAAATACCACGCTCCGTTGAAATAGTGCTGCGGCTGATGGAGCGATACCACCTGACACCGAACGGCGTCGCCATCATCATGGGGACGCGCAAATGAAAATGGCCCCGGTCATCGCAAGATGGCTGGGGCTTTTTTTATGTCCAGAAACACGAAGAGGCGGCCAACTTTCGCTGACCACCTCTCCGGTCTATCCGGGGCGAGCCAAAGGCAAAGGAGCAAACCTCGCTCAAGCACGCTCGGAAGGAGCCAGGACATTAGGGTGCGTCGCGGACCTTTTCAAGCGTCCGCTGGACCGCAGCCATAGCACACGTGCGTGCCGTAGCCTCAGCCGTCGTCATCTTCTTCTCGCCAACCAGCCGGGCGTAGACCTTCTGCCGCATCCTCACCTCGCGCTTGACCTCCTCGATCTGCTCGCCCAGCGTCACCCGCGCGATCACATCCTCTCCGGCCATGTGATCCCCTCCCCCCTCTTCCACTCTGAAACAGTGCAGTCGCCGCCGTCGGTTATGATAATGCGCAGCGGCGGATTCTCGGATCGCTCGCCAACGGCAATGGCCCTGCGGAAGCAGGCCACGGCTGCCTTGTCGTGAACCCAACGCACAATGTACGCATGCTTGCCGTTGTCCAAGAACACGGCGACAGAAAACTGTGGACGATCCTCCTCCTCCATCATCGCGCCGTTTCCATCGTTCGCCGCTTCGACTTCGCGTAGGCGATCTGCCGCGACTTGATCCAGCTCGCTGTCACTGGCGACACCGACTGCAGCGGCGAATCCTTGTACGCGTTCGGCCACACCCCGAACCGCTCCCTGAACTGGTTCGACGCCCAGCCGCTCTGATAGCCGTGCTGCCGTGCGTACATCTTCAGCTCGCCAAAGAAGTGCGCCTCGTTGATATAACCCCAGCGCTCGGGTGCCGCCTCCTTCACCGGCTTCGGCTTGGGCTTCAGCTCGCGCAACTCGCCCGGCTCCGGCTCGATCTTGCTGACCACCTTGGCGACGAACCCACACGCCGGACACTGCGCCATCTTCGGCAGCTTGAGGTAGCCGCACTTCGGACATTCCTTCGGCAGCCGGATGCCCTCGGTGCGGTTGTCGTGTACCGGCGTCTGGCCATCGTGCAGGCCGGTGTAGCTCTCATCAATGTCGGTGACGAAGCCCAGCCGCAAGTGGTTGTCCGAGTGGTCGAGGATCAGGCAGTGATCCTTGCCATCGGCTGTGCGCAACCCACGGCCAACGATCTGCGTGAACAACATGTCCGACTTGGTTGGTCTGCACATGCTGATACAACGCACATCCCAATCGATCCCCATGGTCAACGTGCCGACGTTGCAGACCACCTTGTATTCACCATCGTGAAACTTGCGCTTGATGGTCTTGCGGCCCTCGACGAACTCCTTGGTCTTCTTTTTTATCTTATCGTTGTCTGGCGTGAACGCGTCCTGGTAGCCGCACGGCACACCAGCCGCTTGGAATTTCAGCTGCAGCTTCTTGGCGTGCGCGCGGTCCACCGCGTAGCACAGCGTCGGTCGATACTCCGCATGCTTGAGCCATGTCTCCACGATGTCGGCCACGAGCTTGCCGTCCTGCATCACCTCGGACAGCTGACCCTCGTGGTAGTCCCCAGCCATCGTGCGAACCCCAGACAGGTCAGGATGCGATGGCGCGAACACCTTGAACGGCGACAGGTGGCCATCGTCGATCATCTGCTGGATCGTCGCTGCCTTGTGGAAGTGATCGAACCAGGAGCCAAGCCCCTTGGTCCACGGCGTCGCGCTCAACCCGATGACTGGCACATTGGTGAAGTGCGCTGGCTCCGATGGGTGCCTCTTGCTCGGGTCTGGATGCTTCATCGTCCCCAGCCACTTCTCGTAGAACGTGAACCAGATGTGGCACTCGTCGATAAGCACAACATCCGCCAGCGGGATCGTGCGCTTCATCAACGTCTGTACGCTGGCGATCTGCACCGGTTGATTCCAGTCGTACAACGGGTTGTCAGCCTGGATCACGCCGACTTCGGTGATGCCTTGGCGTGCGAACATGTCGAGCGTCTGCTCTATCAGGTCGATGGCTGGCACGGTGAACAGAACCTTCTTGCCCTTGGCCAGCGCACCGTTGACCAGGGCTGCGGCCAGCACGGTCTTGCCGTAGCCGGTCGCTGCCTGCATGCAGATGCGCTTACAGCCATCCCTCGTCGCCTCACGTAGCGCGTCGAGATCGCCTTGTTGGTCTTCGCGTAGTACTACCGTCATTCGCTTTGCTCCTTTTCTCAACCTCTGCTCTTGCCCATTGCACCGCAATGATGCGCTTGTCGCCAGCCACCTCGTGCATTTCCTCGTCGTTCAATTCACGGAACGACAGGTCGTCCGCAAAGGCCATGATGTGTCCGCAGTAAATGCACAACGTAATGTCACCAGGACTCGGCATCCCATCGTCATTGATCGCCGACGCCCCATCCAGATGCTTCCCGCAGTTCAGACAATTGCAGCCCGGCATCAAATGATCGGTGCCGACTTTCATTCGAGCAACCCATCTAGTGTCGGATCAAGCTCCCATGTCTCTAGCGTGCGCAGCATCACGATCATCGGTTCAAGCGCAGCCATTCCTTCATCGTACTGCACGCGCGTGATCGATCCGTCCTGAAACAGGTCGCGGCCCAAATGCTGATCGACCTTGATGTACGCGCGCAGCGCATCGATCAGGTTGATGGTCGCCTCCGGCCAGTCCGGCCCAACGTCGGCGGCGTGCGCGGCGATCCGTTCGAGGTGATGCCGCAGCCGGTCGAATTCATCATTTGCCACTGGCTGCCTCCACCGTTGGCACCACGGTCGTGAACGGCAGCGGCTCGATGAGCCACATCAACCCGGCGTCACCGATCCACTTCACCGCCATGTCTGGGCAGATCATATCAGTGCGCAGCGCAACGCCGATGCTGTTGATCTCGTTGTCCCACAGCTTGCAGCGCGATGACGCGACGCGCAGCGTCGCCAGCATGTACTCCTTGTGATCGTCGTCCACCGTTTGCTCCTTTTGTTTATAACTTCTTCAGCCCCTGTTGCTGCAGCCACCGCTGCTCCGCCGCGCGCGCTCTCGCCTCAAGTGAGTCGCGCGGTTTGCTGGACACGACGCGCCCGCTATCCAACACCTTCCCTGGTTCGTATTTCTCTTCGGTCGCCGCGAACCGCTTCGCCCTGCGCCAGTCTCTCTTGCCTCCAGCCACCTCACCCTCCTCCATCGAGTCGATACGCCGCCACTTTCTTCCAGAGATAGCCCCGAGGGCTGCTCTCTTCCTGCCTGCTGGCGGGACCGGGCGCGGCCCGGCGGAATACTCGTTAGTCTTCTCTGGTTTTAACCGGCGTACAAAGTGGACAAGCACACGGCCACGCAGCCGCTTTCCCAGCCGGGGGGCAGCACGGCACCGATCTGCTTCTATGGGGCGGGACCACCGAGCGCACACCAACAGCCAGATCGAAACCGACCGGAACCGTTGTGGCAGGAAGGGGCTTGATGCTGGCGGCGATGGTTGGTATTTATCGCTGCAAGCAGTCCGCCCTTTGACCGACATCAAAGGCTTCGGATCAGGGGGCGGTGCCGTTGATCGCGGCCCGCCCCAACTTTTTGAAGCTCCGCTGATTCCCCGGAAGAGTCCAGCACCCTCCAGAAATAAATCCGTCGGCGCGTGATGTTGTGCCGCGTGCGCTGCATCAACGCGACATCTTGCGATGCATCGTGTGACAGCGTCGTGTCGTACGATGGTCTGTGAGCAGCGGGGATAACTCCGGCGGCGAAACCGAATCACCCGACGCGCGTTGTGCTGATCTCAGGCGCGGCACAACCTGAGAAGGAAGCGGGGCCGACCCGACCATAGCCCCCCAGCCCCTGACAGGCCGGTCCCGCCTTCCACCCCCCCCGAGATAACACTGGCTAACCCTGGCGCACCCTGGCTGGTGCTGGCTCGTGCTGTCTTGTGCTGTCTGGTGCTGGCTCGTGCTGTCCACCTCTGACAGCTCTGACACCTCTGACACCAGTTTCGCGGTCCATAAAAATAAACCGCCTGAATAAATAAAAACAAACCGCCGGATAAATAAACTTCACGCACGGCTCGCTGTCGTTTGACAGACGCATGCTCGTTGGCCTAGCTTCTCAAATACCTATTGCGTGCTTTACAAAAAAGGAGCAGCGGCAATGGGCCAACACACATGGAGAAGACAATGCGCTGGAATAATACCGTAGATACGGTCATCGAGGTCGAACAAGCTGGCAGCAAGGGCCAGTGGCGGATCGGCGACGCCATCATCAAAGACCTGAAGGAGGAGGGATATTTCGCGTCGCGAAATGACGAGACAATTCCCGAGATCGAAGGCGATGTCTTTGAGGAATGCGCAGGCAAGCTGGCCGAGCGTGGCGTCGAACGTGAAGGCAAGCCCTACTCTGTGCTGCATATCCGCAACCTGTTCCGCACGGCGTATGTCTTCCCGCGCGCTGACCGCAACGACAAATACTCGTGGAGTGTTCACGTCGAGGCTGGCACGCCAGACAACCTGAAGAATGCGGTAACCGCGTTGCGCAAGATTAGTAAGTCCATCAACAAGGACAACGTGCGGGCGCTGATCAAGCATTGGACCGAAGAGGCCGACGCCAAGCGCCGGGCCGAGGTGGCGACAGCCAAGGCCAAAAAGGACGCGGCCACGAATAAGAAGAAGAAGGCGGCAGAGGAAAGGCTGGCAACCAAGGACAAGGCCGTCCACGCACAGGCTGATGCGGCACGTGCAGAGGCCCAGCAAGAAATCAAGGAAGCCGAAGCGACGATCAAAGAACTTGGTGGACCGCCGCCGTTCAATTCTGATCTGGATGTTGACACCAGCGATGTCAGCGCACTGGAGCGTTGGGCGGTCATGCTTGGCATCTATGCTCACACACTCGCCATGAAGCGTGAGGCGAAGAAGATGCTCAAGGCTATCGGCAAGATAGCGGCATCGCTCACCGAGGATGAAAAGCAGTCCGTCGCTGACGGCTGCAACGAGATCATCGCGCTCTTGGAGGGCATCAACGAGTCGGTGAAACGCCCGGTGCGGAAGCTTGCGGCAATTCAGGGAGGGAAGGCGTCATGACCAAGCGGGCGAAGTTGCACATTATACGCGGCGGTAAGATACGCGGCGGCAACGGTAGCCCGCCCACGGGAGGGGGTGGCGGTAAGAAAAAAAAGCGCCGCCCCAACCCGCTCAACAAGTTGCTCTGGTACGCAACCTCGCGTGCCTACTATCCGAGCCGCGCGACCGGCGTTGAGATGATCGCGGAGCGGATGACGAAGCTCAGCAAGCGCATCGAGGGCCGCCAGATCAACATCACCACCAGCACTGCTAACATGGTGATCGTTGATTGTCGGCGGCGCTGTCAGTTCTACGGTTGGATGTTGATGAACGTAGAGAAAGGCAGCGTCGGATGGAATCGTGGTTTCGTCCCGATCCTAACCGATGTTGATGACGAGGGGTTCGAGACGTTCCTGCTTGACGACGACGATCTCCTGTTCGCCATCAGCGGCATTAAGTCGGCGTTGCACACTCAGGCAAGCATGATCGGCACCACCGCAAACGGCGTGTCGTTCCTCACCAACTGCCTAGAGGCCTTGGGTAATAAAAAGGCCGCCGACGATCTACGTGAGTTTGCCGCAGAGTGCCGCTCGTTTGCGCGGCGAGCTGCGGAAGTTCGCGCAAGTGCTGACGCGCTGTAATGCTTGACGTACAGCGCCGAATAATCGACCTGCTTCGCATTCGCGCGGAGCAGGTTGATTACACCGAAATCCCCACATTCCTACGGATGACTGCGGAGCAACGCCGACAGGCTTGGGTCGTTTACGATAACCAGCGCGCGGTGGCGGCGCGCGGCACAGGAGCCGACCATGCGGATCGTGGAATGGTTGCGCCAAAAGATGCTCGCGGTAGTGGCGCGGTTCAAGAAGCCTAAGCCCGAGCCGACACCGAAGCCAGCGCCGGGACCAGCGCCAAAACCAGCGCCGCCCGAGCCACCCAAGGACGTACTCTTCGACGATGCGCAATTGGCGGAAGACCCGCCCGGCAGGCCGACCAAGAGCGCTGAGCTGCGACGGCTCGAACGGCGGCGGCTCAAGCACGACAAGTTCGTAACGCCGAAGGGCGAGAGGCCACCGAAGGTCGAGCGCGAGCCAGCGCCGCCGAAGCCGAAGCCCGAGCCGGTGCCGGAGGGGGAGCCGGAGGGAGAGCCGGACGGCCACATCACCAGGATGCACGTGTTCGGCAAGCATCACGAGGACACGCAGGATGTCTATTACCACGAGTCCGAATTCTACGGCATGTTCAACTTCAGGGACACGATCCTGCAGCAGCTCGAACGCTACTTCGTCTACCTCGCGCGCATGAAGAAGTACGACAGCGACTCGTATGGTTTCTATCGGCAGTACGGAGCGCAGCTCCTGCCCTACGTCAACGTGGGCGCACACGACCGCCACCTCAACGACGACAAGCCTGATGAGTGGAAGCCGTTCCTGGCGGAGTGGTTTCACCTGAACCGGCCATCGTTCGGTTGCTACGCTTACGGCACCGATCCGGAGACGGAGAAGTATGAGCTGACGGCGAAGGGTAAGACGAACAAGGCGACGCTGTGGGTGCCGAAGTTCATGTACTTCACCAAGCTGGACAAGCCTTCGCCCAACCTACAGATGATGAAGGGCGGCGACATCTACACCATGACGGTCTGGTGGGACCGGCCACACGACCCCAAGTACAAGCGCAAGTACGGTACGCCGCAGGAGTTTGGCATCTTCGTCAGCGACGACGGCCAGCGGATCGTGGCGCTGCGTTCGCTGCGGACCAACATGCGTCCGATCAAGGCCAAGCGCGGAGCGTATCGCGGCTATACGGTCCACATCCCGCAGCGTGGCTGGCAATACCCGAGCGAGTTCGAGAGCTGGGCGAAGGACAACGGCGAGGACGCGCAGGCGTTTCTGACACGGCTGTTTCTGTCATCGGTGCAGCGGCACGCCAACGCGCAGCGTGGCATGGTGCGGATCGCGGTTCACAAGGACGACATGACCGCCGTGTTCTCAGTCAACCACGAGAAGATGGGATACTTCTTTCAGGATCGCGACATCCACATTGGCGAGACGGGCGCGCGCAAAAAGATATTCCACATGGTGCGAGCGCACACCCGCAAGGATGGGGCCGAGGTGCCGCTGCACTTCCGTGGCGAGCGCGAGTTCACGTGGGCCGACTACGACGTGAAGATCACCGTTCCAGGCTACGACCATACCAACTTCGATGAACTCGATGTCGGCATCATCGACGAGCATTGGATGGACGAGAAGGAGTCGTACCTAAACCAGGAAGAGGTCGGCAAGATATTCGCCGAGAAAATAAACCGGGTTCACTAACGGCGAAACAGCGGCGTCGAGTACGCAGCCAGCTTCGGGTTGAGCCACGCGCATTGGAAGTCCCACAACGCGCAGGCGTCGGCCTCGTCGAAGTCCGCAACCTCCCAGCCCAGCATGCGACACTGATCGAATGTCTTCTGCTTGGCCATCGCGCTCTTCATGTTCTGGCCGATGAAGTGAACGCGGACCGCAGCGACGCGTGCCTCGTGCAGCTCGGCCTTGCCGTGGCACCATTCCTCAAGATGCTCAGCGAGGCCCATCAGCAGCTTGATGGTGTCGATGTTGGTCTTGCCTGCCATGATCGACGGCACCGCTGGACTCTCGTAGACGATCACGTCGGGTATCGCGTTGTCGTCGTCGATACGACCGCCCCACTTCTGATCGAGCCAGTTGCGGAAGTTGCGGTAGACCAGGGCGCGCGGTGACCCCGGCTTGGCGAAGCGCAGATGCCCGAACTGTGGGATCGAACCGGGTGCGCCATAGGCGTACCCGGTTGTCGTCGCCAAGTCGAGCGCGAGGACCCGCCCCTCAAACATTGGATCGCCGTTTCCGGCGCTTCCTCCGCCGCATGAAGTCGGCGAGCGGCGCATTGGCCGCGTCCAGCTCCCGCTGTCGGCGGGTTTCGACCTGCCTGGAGATGGCCCGAAGAATGGACAGCAACACGATCCGCTCTTCGTCGTCGATCCGCTTGCTCACCTGCTTCGCGTACTGCGTTTGGTCTTCTTCACGCTGCGCTTGGCAGGCTGCCGCTTGGTCGTTGCGCGCGCCTCACGCATCTCCCGAAGCTGCTGCTCGCGCGGTCCCACTTTCTTTACTGCCATTCGAGTCTCCTCTGGTTGGTAGGTGTTGACTGCAAAACCAAGTGCCGAATTCACCATTGCGGATGGTGCCTGTAGAAAAGCTCTGTGTCGCGTACGCCCCGCACTGACAGTAGGCAACAAAGCGGCCCTGCTCGTCGAAGCCAACGAAGCCAGCCAGACCCTTGCGCGTGTTCTGTCGTCTGCGAAGCTCTTCTCTTAATTCCTGCGGTGGCTTCATGATCGGATCGTTGCGCGGGATGAAGTAGCCGCCGCCATCGGTCCGCTTCACCTCCCAGTATTTCTGTTGCTTGCCCTCGTAGCCCCAGCACCATGCGACGATCTGGTACTGTGGATGTGCCGAAACATCGACAAGCAGGTACGCCCAGTGATCGGGCTTCTTCGGCGAGATCAAGAGTCGGCGATACGAATCCGCGACGCCCTTTACGTCGATAAAATCATCCAGGTCAGCATCGGTGTGGCGCAATGAAAACGCGTTCCATGTCACGGGGTTCATGTAGAGTTTCCCGGCGGCCTCGGCTCTGGCACCGAGTATGTCCAGCGGCAGCGCGCGCTCATCATCCTCCGGAGCGCCCTGCGACCCGCGCCAGTTGTTATCCGCCGCATTCCGTCTGCGCTTCACCGCGATCTTGTCGGCGAAGTCGATGTGCAGCGCCTCCATCGTAACCCACTCGATCATGCTTCGTTGCCCCACCTACTCCAGCCCTTGCGCGGCCTGCGCGCATTGAGTTCGATCTTCGGCAGGCTTGGGTAGTACTCCTCGATGATCCGGTAGAACACGTCAGGCTTGACGCTGTGCCTGCCGCGCACAGCTTCGATCACCGACGACCACTGCGTCCCTGGTGCCGGTGCCGGAATTCTGCCGCGCGTGCCGACCAGGAGCAGCTCGTGCTTGTTACGAAACCAGTAGCCGGTGCCATTGCGGTCCTTCGCCCAGACCATGTGCGACTTGTACTTGAAGCCCCACGCGTCCATGACCTCAAGCGCCTGCGGCAGCATCGGCTGCGTCGCCCACAGAAACAGCGCGCAGTGCTTCGCCGCGATGCTTTCCACGGACCGCGCCTTGATCACCGCCAGCAACGATGTCGGGTAGTGATTGTCGGCGGCTCGGTCCATGCCGGTCTTGCGCGAGTACGGCTCGAACCGCCATTCGGGATCGGCCAGGATCACGCCGTACTTCTTGCGCGGCAGCGCTCTGATCTTCTTGGCCAGCGTGCGCTCACGAAGTCGGCGCAGCCGCTGCTTGTCGAGAGCTGAGTCCATCCCAGAATCTATACAAGCGAAGTTTGCGATGCGCAATCAGCCGCTCGATCTCTTGGGGATGGTTGTGTGGTAGAGCCGGAAGTGCGTCGGACAATAGACGCTGTCAGCGCCATGGTAGTCGAGGCCGCAGGGCCTGCCGCAGCACAGCGGCAGCTTGGTGTGCGGGTCGCGCTTGTCCAGAATCGCCTTGCACCGGCCCTTCGATAGATCGAGATAGTTCACACCGGCATTCAGAAACAGCATTTCGAGTTCGGCTGCGCTGACCTCGCGGCGTGGCGGCGGCGGCCTTGCTGCAGCTGGTCGCTGCTTCGGCGGTTCAGTCGGCATCTTCCAGGTTCGCTGTGTCGGCTTCGCGGTCTTGCGGCTGAAGCGGCCTTCACCGAGCCGGTTCTTACGGCCAGCGATGGCGTTGCGCGTGACCTCGTAGCCCGCCGCGCGCATTCCCTGCATGACGTAGTTAAACGATCCGCCCTCATCCCAGAGCTGGATCAATAACGCGTCCGCTTCATCGGTCCACCGGATAAGCTCCACCATCAGCGCCTGCGTCGGCTGAACACGTCGGGTCGTATCTGCTCGGGGGTCATGTCGAGCATCTCTGCCACCTCAAGCACATGGTGGGCCGGGACTCGATTCCACGCCGATACGTTCTGGTGAGTGACGCCGAGGTGCTTGGCGATCTCGGTGGCGAACCCGTCCTTGGCGAAGATCGATCTCATGATCGCGTCGCGCCGGTCGTTGCGATTCGCGCTCCGGGTATCACCTCGCTTACGTTTACGTGGCACGAAGCTGTGGGCTGATGGCATGCTCATTTGCTTGTCTTTTCCTCTGGGTTTTTAACGCAACCATACAATAAGACGTTGCAAAGGTGATATCCAGGTCCTAGGTTGGACCGGGTCACGCCGCGTCTGACAAGTACGCTTTTGGATAGGTTTGATCACGGGGCGGACAGACTGGTCGGTGGGTCCTGTCCGCCCCGACTTCAAAGGAGCAAAGGTTATGAAGATAAACAAGTGGGACGGCAAGCCGATCTCAAAACCGGGCTGGTACTCTGATGTGCCAATCGAGAAGTACCACGGTCCGAACATGTGCGCTGGCCCGGCGGTCAGCTCATCGAACTTG